TCACCATTCCTTTACTGTATACAGAACACTACCACCTTCAAAATGCTGTCCGTCAAAGTGTGCTAATACTTCAACTTTGCCTGCTTGATAGCCAATAGTCTCATAGGCTTTACTGTCTAATACCGTTACACCAGCTTTAATCTTATGAGCCTTGTTTAGGTTGATTTTATAAACGTCCACCTTTTGTTTATCCGTATTAGCAACTACTGCGGTTCTATCCGCCTTTTCCGTTGCTGCTTTAGGTAATGTCGGGTCCTCATATTTGATAGCCCGTTGCGTTTGTTTAGCCGCCTGTTCTACCGTAGGGGCCTGTACATAATATGTGGTTACCGGTTGAGCAGTTTCCATCTTGGAAACAACTTGTTGTGCTTCATCTTTAGTAATATGAATTGCATTAGCCAGTTTTACAGGATCTTTTACTTGTTCCTGTTTTAATAACACAGGCTTTTTAACCTGATATGAATTATATATAGATACCCCTACAATGGCTAAAATAATTAAAATTAGCCCCCCTATGAGAATTTTATGCCGTTTTAGGTAACATAACACCTTGAAAGTCCAAAGGCTCATCATAGACCCCTTTCTTGCATTTCTTGCGAGAACATTTCTAATGCTTGTGCTTTTTCTGCATCGAACCGTTCAACAAGATTTTCACGCAACCAACTAGGATTACCTTCATAGTTCCATGGATGCAACTTTCGCTGTTCATATGCACCATTAATTAAATCCCAGTCAAACTTAATATCGTTTACATAAGATAAGTTCCAATCAGGCTCCCAACCCGGAACATATTGCATTGCCTCTTTAAAAAGATTAACAACTTCACCGGGACCATATTGAACGGCCGCAGAAAATACAACATCACGCAATGCTCGGCTATGTTTATTTACATCAAATAATTGATTGGATAATTCACTACACGCCACATCATAATAAGCATATTTAATGTAGTCGTGCTGCATTTCCATAAAACCGTTAGGATCCACAGTTCCTAGTTCTTGCCATTTACTAATAAACTCATCGGAGTTAATAGGTCCTGCACTTTGAAGGGCTCTTGCATAATCTTTATAGAATCCATCTTCTTGACGCAACCCCCAACCAAGGAACGCATCCACACTTCCACAGTTGCTTGCTAACTGATAAGCACCATACGAAATACCCCCAAGGTCCCCCTCGCCTGTTGATACAATAGCTGGGTCCCCATTGCTTTCATACGCAGCACTTAATTTTCCTAGTTCCATTTGTTTTGCTCCTTCCTATTTGATTCACGTCCTCCTAAATAGCCAACGAGACCGGAGGAAATACTCATGGCCAATTCGTTATAACCATAAAGGACGGCCATTATATTGACCGCCCCTAGGATGAGGATTGTTAACACCTCACGAATACTAATTTTTTCAATCATTTAATCGCCTCTTTTACAGATTTAATGAATGTTATTACCTGTTTAACTAATCCGATCGCACGTTTGAACCACCTCGATTCTACTAATTCAAGCTCGATCATATTTTCAACACAGGATGCTAACTCAATTACAATAGGAATGAGGTACATCCCTGTGCTTAAAAACGTATCTAGCCGTCCTAAAAAGATGAATTCAACATCTGGTAATGTAAGTAAGATAAACGACAATACAAATAGCCAAGGATATGATTTGACCAGTTTCTTTGTCATATCGGCTCGCAGTTTATTACTGACTAGGAACCTATGTTTCTTTCCATTGATTTCAACATATCCCCATCCACGCCAAAGTATGGCAAGTATTGTATTGGTCACCGTACAAGGTCTATTCGTTGCGATATTAAAATTGCGCACCTCGACTAAGATGCGCAATATCGTATCAACAAATACCAATATCAAAGTACAAAATATAGCTAATGATATTTGTACAAGTTCATGTTCATTTAATCCCACCATAATAGGTGGTGGCGGAGCGAAGATTTCAATCATATGTTCCCTGTCCTTTCAATTACTAAACGCTTAATCCCCTTATCAATGAATTCTTTCCTAGAAATTTGATTGTCAATATTAAACCTAATGAAATCATCATTATTATTGTTCCTATATGTTGTAATTGTGATTTCAATATCTTTAGATGTAGGAATCGTTAATTCATAAGCTTTTTCTGTCATTGCAGTAATTGTTACTCTATATTTACCTTTTGGTAAGTACACATACCATCGGTTAAACTTTTCTATATGCCATGCTTCCCACTTCCATGTATTGAATCCTATAGGGTCATATTGCACATACCATCTATCTCCATTTGACTTAACAACATTTAATGGCGTTACATTCACTGAAACCCTTGCATAAAAATCTTGGTCATTAAAACGGACACGGATGTAATTACCACCCGTGTCCTTAGAATTATCTGTTAAATTGTATGTTTGTATTTGCCCATTAGGTGTCTTGGTTTTGATAACTGCCATTATTCCACCCACAATTCTGCACCGTTTGCAAATAATAAATGTCCATTTAATTTGAATGTAGCAACTCGGCGCCATTCTAACGGAAATTCAGATGAATCATTATCAAACCGTATATACATGTCGTTTGAATTTGCGAAATATAGTTGACACCCTAATACACGATTATCATTAGAATTACTCCAAGGAATAGAAATACATGTGCCCCAACATTTTCTCCCACCAATCATAACCTCGTTAGCCTCACCAACTTTTAGTCCAGTAAATTTTGATGGAGATTTTACAAAATCGTCAGGGTTGTATTTAGGTCCACTAATAATATCTACAACTAAATTACCATTTATGGTATCCCCGCTTTTCTTTACATACGTTTTTTCGGCATCTTCTTTTAACATTAGTCCGCCAGTATTGGTACCGGATACATCGTCCTCAGTTAATACTTTAAAAGTTTTGTTTTTGTTCTTGTCGTAGTAGCCTAACGATGTGCCGAGAAATACGGTACGGTTATCACTCATGCCAAATTCCATACTATTGCCAGTAGACATCTTAACCGCATGATGTGCTGCGCCGTTTGTATCTGTTACTTGCACAGATGTATTATTGGGCATGATAATAGGGCCCTTCATCTTGCCGCCACTCAACCCTAAATAATCAAGGTTTTTCAATCGTTGCATATTGATTGAGTTTTCAAAATCGTAATTTGGGTCACCTACATAAATATCAACTTGGTGACGTTTGTTAGGCTTTTGAGTAAGCACAGAAAAATAGAACTTGCCATTGTAATACGCAATATCTTCAATTTCAGTTTCACGATTGATTTCAATGATCTGTTTAACCGTCCCAAACGGAGTACATTCAACCAAACTGCCTAGTGTTGCTGACATAATAGCTCCATTGAGCATGAAGGCGCCATTATTATTCATGTCAGGATATACATAATCTACTTGATAGCTTTTTAGTTTTTTAAATTCATCATTATACAAATTGATAGTTCGCACTCGTTGATTGCCAGCAATAGGAACGATACTTACATAGGTGCGTGTAATTGGATCATAGTCAATGTTGAATACTTTTTCTTGCAATGTAATGGTTTTTTCTATTGCCATAGTATCGGCATTGATAACCGTCAAATTGTTGCCGTTTTTTAGTCCGTTGGCGATGTAAATCTTATTGGTAAAGCGATTGTACGTCATCGTATTACAATGCCCTAGGCGCTCAGAATCCGTAAATTTATAGGTCCCTACTTTTTCAAAGGTGTCAGGATTGAGTTCATAAAGAATTTGATTAGTACCTTCACCATTGATACAAGCCAGTACAAATACATTCTTTTTAGAATTGTAAGTAAACCCTTGGCATTGGTTAACTTCTGCATCATACGTAATGTTTTTCACGAATGCTATGTTGGATGCACCTTTTAACATTGGTGTTTCTGTAGGATAATACGGCTTGATGTTGGTATATACACCCATATCCATGACAGAACCTACTGTATTAAAAGTTAAATGTTCAGTCAGTTTATATTGCCCATTTGGCACTAATAAGATTTTATTCTTTAGATTATCATTAGCTCGTTTAAATGCAGCCGTATCATCTGCTACACCATCACCAACTGCACCAAAGTCTTTAACCGACACAATACCATTTAGTGATTCTTTTCCAATGTATTTAGCATCAGCTTCTGTTTTAGTTACAATCCCTTTACCGCCGGGAACGGCTATTTCCTCGGCTTTCGATGCTGCTATTTCAGCACGCTTGGCAGCATCTTCCGCCTTTTTAGCATTACCTGTACTTGCGATTTGTTTATTATCGATGTCTGATTTAATCGTGTCTGCTTTAGATATTAAATCATTAATTTGTTTCTTATTCGATTCTGCCTGTGCAGCATATGCTTTCGTATTATCTGCAAGTACTTGGGTTTTCTCAAATGTATCAGCACTTTGGATAAGAGCTGTATTTGCAGTCGCTAATTTATCATCCACCGTTTGAGATAATGCATTAATATTGTCGTTAATAGCTGTTAGCTTTGTTGCATTATCTTGCACTTCATTTGCCTTAGTCTCTGCAGTTAATGCAGCTGCAATTGCTTTTTTAGCCGCCTCAATGGAATTATCGACTATATCACGTGCAACTTGATTTGGATCTTCATCAGCGCCTACACGAATTTGCAATGTGCGATCTAATTGTTCTTTTAATTCTTGTAGAATCAAAATAACCTTATCGCTCATATTTTCAATATGGTTATACGGCCATTTATTAGCAAGTTCTGTTGTTTGTGAAATTGGTGTTTGTCTAAACAATATAACTTTGTAATCAGCCGATAATGGATCGCCAGTACTTGGATATGTCAACGTTTTATTTTTTGCATCATATGCAATATTTCCTGTTTGCTTAAATTGTTTACCATCACTATCTACTAGAATAATTGAAACGTCTTTAATGTCGTTAAAATCATATGGCCAAATAAAGACCTTATTCACTCCATCACATTGATATTGAACAACTGGATTGTTGACTTGTGGAATCACAATATCCCGCCTTTCTTTGCTGCATATAAAGAGGACTACCTGAAATTAGGTAGTCCTTACTTTTATTTTTTCTTCTTCTTTTCTTTTTTAGTCTTTAAACGCTTGTCTAACAAAATTGACATGAATACATCTTCAATCTTGGCATCCGTATCAGTTAGCCCTACACGCAACAATGTCCAGAAAGCATCGGTTACGGTATCACTAAAACCAGTTACACGGTTAGAAACCTGACTGAGCGAACGGCCTACATCAACGATATCTTTATTGTCACTTGAGATAGCTTGACCGGTATCCCATAATTTCTCAAAGATACTTAATCCCATTACGGTATTACCTTTATTGTATGGACGTTCTCCTAAAATAAATTTCATACCCATAGTGGCTATATCTCTCACTAACGGAATACCCATGGTTCCTTGTTGTACAAATTCCTCTGCAAAAGACTTGACGATAGATTCCGGATCATCATCGTCACCATTCGTCATGGCTTTATAAATTACCATGCCAATTGCTTGTGAAAATACAGTCCACCATAGCATTCGTGCAAATTGTGTCCAATCCCCCCTATCTTTACCTGCATACCAACCTTCTGCAATGATATTGTAAAGAGTATTAGCATACGAATAGAATGGTACAAATAATTGTGTTAATGGACTTCTGGCTCTTTGAATAGCTGCCGCGTCCTTTGTATCACCGCTCCCGAATATATCCCGTATTGCTCGGTCACCTGCTTCAATTGCTTGTTGGTTAATCCACTCAGTACTTAACCCTTCCTTAGACTGAAGTTCAACAACCTTTTGATCATAAGCAAATTTCCAAACCGGAATAGATAATGCGAAGTCTGTTTCCGTAAGTAGTCGGAATCCCATGTTGTTAATTTCATCACGGATTTCAGCACCTTTTTCAAATTTATAACCGCCAATATTCTTATCATTAATACGGAGCCCTTTTCCTTGGATGCTTAATCCTTTTTTGAGGTCTTTATCCAAAGTTTGAATGCGTTCCCTCATAAATATGGACTGTTCCATTACGAAATCGCGGGTATTATTATAAAGCTCTGTCCCATGTCCATAGAACCCTACGCCTGCATGATCAATAGCACGGAGCACATTTCCTGCCCCTATTCGGTATATAGCAACAGGAATATTCAATGCATTTTGAATTGCAACAGATACGCGTCCTGCCATAACAGCAGTCGATGTATTCCGTTTTAATGTCATTACTACTTTGCCGAATGCATCTAATTTAGCGGCTTCATCTTTCCAATTATCACGAACCCAAGTCCGCAAAAATTGATAAGAGTTCATTCCGAATTTCTCAACAATATAATTTTGAAACTCTTTGTTAGCAACTAATCTATTTATATCGGTCACAGCTTTACGCATGGTTACATGGTTAATAGCTTCTGTAATTGCATTAGCAATTACATCAAAATTAAGCAATAATGATTTATCCTTAACTACATCTAAGCGGCTTTTAGTAGCACTCATACCAGTGCCTAAGATAGCATTACTGCTAACCATAGTCTTGGCGATGTCTTCTACTTCCTTGTCAGATATACTCGCATTAACTTCAGGATTATACACAATTGGGTAATACTGTCCAACGATAGTTCTACCACCAATAGTGAATGTGATACCTTCTTCTTTCTTCAATGGGTTTCCATATAATTCCTCTTGAACTTTGCTGCGTTCTTTAAAGAATGAATTGATATGATCCCATGTACGAATAATGAATTCCCAGTCTTTATCAGTAAGGATTTCTTGAAAGGCTTTTTCCATTTCAACTTCAGTTACCTTGGCCGTTTCCATTGCACGTTGGCGGTTACGTTCTGTTCCCCAGTTCAAGGCTAATGCAATTACCTGCTCTTTAGTTAAATTGCGTAATTCCCCAACATCGTACATATGCTTATTTCGGATGTTAAATAATTCACGCTTGCCATATACAGAGGATACATCTTTGGCTAACCGGCGCATAGACACTTCCTTGCGTTCGTTAAATGCTTGCGTTGCTCGACTAATTGGGTCATAAATATATTTCACCGCATTAGGCCCTAATCGACGTAAGAATGTTTCAACCTTGAGCAATGATAAATTGCCTTTATTAATAAGTCCTGCAACGGCTTCCAAACCAGTTTGATTGTTTTGTGCGTTAAATACATTTCCATTAATTTTGCCAAATGTATCGATTGCTTCCGTTAATATGCCATATACTGCCTCATCAAATGTAATCGATTCACCTTTATCATTAATAATAGTAGAGCCTTCGTAGGCATTGCGCCCATTCTTATACATACCAGTCATTAATTCTTCGAGTGTATCCAATTGGCTCATTGTAAGATTTTTAAATGACATAGGTGTTTTACCGTAGAATAGTTGTACAATCCATGGGTCAAGGAATGTAATACTTTGGTCACCTAGAATATCCGCATCAGGATCTAATGCATTAATTACTGCATTCATATCAAACCCATCTACTGGCTCAAGCCCATCATATTTAGTTAACCCCATTTGATATGCCATATGTGCGTAGAAGTAACGCATATTAGGTTCAATAGTAATAGGATTCTTAGGTCGTGTCATCCTATTTAGATTATCAAGTAACTTAGTTCTTAACTTTTTAATACGGAGTGCATTATCAAACGCAACACGAGCTCGAGCTTGATTTAGAAGTTGTAACTGTTTAGCTTGTAGTGCCTCTTCCAGTTTATTGACTGCCAATGCCCTATCAGCACGCTTACCTTCACGAATAGCTTGGTTTTGATATTTCTTATATTGACTAGCTTGGGATAAGGTCAAATCGCCTAATTCCTGTCTAGCACGGTTCATATAATCACTTATCACACCTACACCGCTATCTCGAATCGCACGTACATTATTAATACGTTCTTGTAATTGTACTTTTAGCTTTTCAATACGGTCTTGAGCAGAATCAAGTTCTTTTGATACAACACCTAATTCTTTAGCGACCTTTTCATTGTCACCAATTATTCGTTTTGCAATTGGCTCTAAATCAGATTCAATTGTTTCTGAATTAGGGTCAAGTCGATTTAATCTATCAAGCAGTTCCCAATTGTTCGCAAGGTCCCGATTGGTTTGTGATTTGATGATTTTGGCTTCTTCTTCAGTAAGTTTCATTTGACCGTCTGAAGATAATAGCCATTCTTCAGCAATTTCTATATTAGATTTGCCAATGTGATTATCTTCAATGAATGTCTGTTTGGCAGATTCCATAGCCTGATTAATAGCTTCGTCAAACGTGAATCCTGTCTGCTCACGTTCAGCGGCTTCTAATTCTTTTAGCGTACCGTATCGAGTATTGATTAATGCATCCTTACCAAATGCGTTATATCGTTGATGGTCTTTGTAGATAGGATATTGTTCCATTAAACGCTTTTCGATATCGGCTTGAATAGAATCTTTTTCATCGTTCCATTCTTTGATTGGACGACTTTCTAATTCTTTCATATACCGCTTCATTACACGCTCTTTTGCCATTTCCCCGACGTCGGCAATATGGCCTTGAACCTTTGCTTGTTCAGCTTCATCGAGCTGTTTAAATAACTTGCTAGATTCAAATTGTTCAAGGGCCTGCTCTTTTGTGTAGGCGTCTATATCTTCTTGGGTAGCAATCATGCGTGCCATAATGTCTTGAATTTCCTTTGGCGGCAATCCGCCTAGTCGTGTCACCGCACGATAAATACGAGTTAGCCATTTAGAGAACATGCGGAATACACGTTGCAATCCTTTAGTAGGTGCTTTACCTTCACGAAGGTAAGCCTCCCATCCACGAGCAAATTTTTCATGTGCCTTTGTATTGTCAGCACCTTTCGCATCATCCCATTCAGACCACTCTTTCAACTTGTTCCAATCCGTTACAAGTTGCTCTGGGGCGTTTTCCATTTCTGCTAGGTTCTTAATGTCGTCAAAGAATACGTGTCCCATTTCATGTAGGAATGTTGACCGGTCAGCCGTTTTGAAAATTTGAATAAGGCGGTCGGTAGGACTATTAATTTGCGTCATGCCATTAATAGATTGATTGTATTTTTGAATTACTTTAATAGCCTTGTCATTAAACACTACATAGCATCGTCCATCTTGCGCACCAATATAAGTAATACCTTTGACACCATACTCATTAAGATGTACTGACGCTTGCTTTGCACTACCTAGCGCTTTTGATAATGCCAGATAAAAATCTCTACCATTTATACCACTATCATTTAATAGTGCAGAAAAATCTTTTTTATACTTACCCCAATAGCTCTCCCTATATTTTTCTTTAGTCGTACCAAGTTCTACCAAAGCATTAAACCACATGGTATCCAGTTGATTTTTTATATCTTTTATAGTATTTGGGTTTTCTTTTAATGCATTTAAATCGATATTGTATTTTTCGGACAATCTATTTAGGTTTCTTTGTGTAATCGTGTTAAGATCTTCTTTAAGAAATTCATCAAGGTATTTATCTTTGAGTAAACGGTATTCATCATCTAGTTGATTAAACTTACTATCTAACTCATCAATTTCTTTTTTAGCATAATGGTTAAACAAAGGACTATTTGTATATTCATTGATAAATACTTCTTTTTCTTGTTCTGACAAAGCATTAATTGCTGCGTTTAAATTTTCTTTCGTTTCTTTACTTAAAACATTTAACGATTGTTGCTCATTAATCATTGTTTTAGTATCTGGTATATCAACTTTAAACAATGTGCCTTTATCAACACCATGAATTAAAGATAGTTCACTCCTATATAAATCAGATACTTTTTTATCTTTAGCAAAATATAAACCCCAACCATGAACTTGATTTCCTTCACCACTACCGATAGCGCCTAAGTCAAACTCATCAAAATTATGTGGTGAACCATGCCATGCAGCTTGATAGTATTGATAATTATATTGTTTGCGTAGCTTGTCTAAATCGCTTTCGTTTGGTATACTATTATTAATAATAAACTGTTTAGTAACCGGTTGGGCCATTTGTTGCCTGCTACCCGTTACTAGACGGTTTATTTTTTTTGTATTCGCATATAACAAATTGCCATTTGCGATTTGTTGATTATACCAATTGATATTACGTCTTGGCGTAATGGTTTTAATTTTATTTATGTTTGTTCCATTAGCAGTTTTAGTAAATGTAACGACAACTTGGATGTTCTCACCGCTTGCATTTATATTTGGGTTGCCGTTTTTAGCATACATATCTAATACAAGGATTGCTTCATCAGGAACTACTTTTTGTGAACGCCCATTATAATTTTTAAATACAGCAACTGGATTTGCTATTTTTTTAGGCAATAATTTAATGTCATCAATTGATATTTGATTAGCGTGTTTCCCAGTAATTACTTTATGAATTATGCTCGGATCAATCATGACATCGCCGTCAAATCCTAACATTTGTAATACGAGTGGAGAATCCATTATTTGAACGGTTCGATTAATTTGTTTTCCGTTCAATTGATCATCAACAACTTGTCCCCAATTCTTTATATCCGTTTCTATTTTTTGCTGCATTTGTAATGGTTGTGCATAACCATTATTATATGCACCGCCGTTCATTTGTACACGAACAGTATTGAAATAATCCATGGCCGTATAGTTACCACGTCCTGCCCGTCGCATAATATCTGCCATAACATCAGCATGTTGGGCCATAAGTAATGCATTAGCTTCCGCCGTATCACGTTGTTTACGGTCAACTGTTTCATCACTCATTATCGACTTTAAGGACTGATACACTTCATAACCAGATTTAGATAGTTGCATACGTAAAGCGATATCATTATCTGCAAGTTCAAACAGCTTATCTCGCATAGATTCTAACGATTCAATCTGTTTAAGCATATGCTCCATATCTGCATAATGGGCTCCTGCCTGATTAAGCGCTTCTGGATTATCCGCTAATGTACTTTGGGTACGAGCAAGGCTAGATTGATACGCCATTCGTCTGCGCTCTGAATTGGAACGTGGTGGCTTGTTTTCGCCTAACCATGTAGGATTTACACCGCTAGTACGTGCGGTTTCTAAATCTGTATCCATAGCATCAAAATCGCTTGTATATTGTTCCCTGTATTGCTCGGTTAATTCCTTATACACATTGTTAAATGTTTGTTTAATGTGTGTTGGATCAGCAAGAACCACATCAAGCATTTCTTTGTCTACATCGGATGTTTCATCAAAGTAGGAACGAATAATATCATTCTTAACACGCTCTGCACGTTTTTCAGTATCATCTTTAACAAGGTCTTTCATAGCATGCACTTCTTCTTTTGCACGCTCAAGAGTTTTCATGGATAATCCACCACGTGTAAAGTAAGAGGATTCTTCCAATGCCTTAACGGTTTCTTCAGATAAGCCACCGCTTAATTGCGCATAAGAACCGATAGGAATTTCAATTGGAGCATCAGCCGTAATCGCCTTAGATACATCCTCTTGTGTTACCAATCCAGCATCTACCATATTACGGATAGCTGCTTGACCTTCTACAGTTTCAGCCATTTCATTGACATTTACATAAGCCGTAGACACGCCTATATTATCGCCTTGAGCTTGTACAATTTTTCCATACAACTCAGGGTTTTCTTTTGCCAAATTATTAGCGGCAGCATCGTTTTTTAGGTTTTGCATGATAACATGTCCATTACGGTTTTGTTCTTCCATAACAGCTATGTGCTGTTCTTCAGGAGATAACTTTTGAAAATCTTTAAAGGCTTTCATGGTACGAGCACCACTGATGCCGCCACCAATTACACCGAAACCAACAACAGCAGGTAATGCTTGCCACATAGCTTCACCGGCACCTACAAACATATCGCCTACGGAATAATTTCCCTCCGGATCATTCGATTTGCGCCACAAATTATGCTGCAACTTTTCATTGACATCTTGTAGGCCTTCCTCAAATAGTTCTGGAGCGCCAGCCTTAATAGAACTCTTGGCCACCTGTGCAGCAGTAACACCAATACCACGATTAAATGTCTCAGCTGCATTAGTAGTCCCTCTTGAAACTGCATTGGCAAGTGCGGACTTAGGAGCAATTTTAGATGCTGCTTTACCAATAGCACGAGTGGCTACAAACTCAATGCCCGCATCAACTGCGGCAAATGACATGGCGTATTTTTTTGCTTCGTCATCAGAATATATACGATTGCCGTTACTGTCTCTTTTATTGATTAATTCAAGATATTTATTGCCGTATGACATTTGATACATTTGTTCCGCCATACCTACTTGTATGCCAGTATTCAAACCAACTAATGCACCCGGAATAGCACCCTCACCCCCTACTGGCGCAGTAGCAACAGCACCAGTAGCTGCACCTAACGCCATACCTTCTGCAGCACGATTTGACCCTTTGATAGCATGTACAGCCATCATATACCCTTGCGCTGCAGTTTCTCCAATCACAGCTTCTAAAATACTACTGCCATCGGATTGTCTATATTTAGATAAATTTTCATCTAAACGATTAATTTCTGCTGTTAATTCAGCAATCTTATTAGGGTCATTTTCTTGAGATAATTTATAACCGGCTTGTGCACGCAATATTTGGTCATTCATCGACCACACATTTTGTTGTACGGCATCAAACACCCCATGTGTATTATTGATGGATTCGAGATTGCGCAATGCAGTAATAGCTTCGGCAGAACTTTTATAGTTTATAGTATTAAGTTCTGGATACATATCACGGATTTCTTGAATCGTTTTACCTCTATCCATTTGTGCAGCAGCCAATTCAGCACGTCTAATGCCTTCTTGGCCACTTGCCATGATTAAATCCGGATTAATACCTAGCTTTTCACCACTATCAATGGCAGACCGGCTCCAATCCTCTTTATTCCATAAATATATTTGTTCTGCACGATGCATAGCCGGTTGCAATATTTCACTAGCCTTATTTACAAAGTTTTCGCTTTGTTCAGGCGTTACATCCGTTTGTGCTAATGCATTGAGACTATTAACGTCAACAGTAGCTTGCGATGGGTCTTTATGTAACCAATCATTAAATCCACTAGCGGCATTACTTATGGCTTTACCGTATGAATTGTCTGTGGTCTCTTGTTGTATAGCACCTTCAAATGGTGTATGTGCTTTGGATTGAATACCGAAAGTACCATTTGTTGCTTGTTCAGGTGTGATTTTATAATTACTCATTATTGCCCTAACCTTTCCGCCAATTCTTCAGGTGTAATCGTATGTTCTTCTCCGCTACTATCTTTATAAACGTAATACGGTTGTCCATCATCACCTGTGGTGTTATATAAACCATACATACCATTAGCAGCCAATTGAGCATTTGTATATTTAACGGCAGCGCCTTTACCGCCAAAGAAATTTGCCATTTTCCCCGCACCCCAGAACTCACCTGTTTTAGTGGATGCAATTGCTTGTTGTGCCACTTCCTCTGCGCCCCATTGAGCCATTTGTGCAGGTGACGGATCATACCCATTCTTTTCTCTGAATTCTTGAACTTTTGGATATACCGCAGCAGATACGCCTTGCCATTCAACACCATCAATTTTTCTACCGGCTAGACTTTCTATGCTACTTTTCATACCTTTCATATTAGGAGAGTATTTGCCAGTACCATTAGCGTACTCATCAAATTCCTTATTAATTTGCGATAATTGTTGAGGATTAAAATATACGCCCATTTGACCGATAAAATCATTTAGATCATCAATGCTTTTAAATTGACCGTTAGCAATAGCTGTTTTCACACCTAGTACATTTACCTCTTTAGCTTGCAATGCTTTAGCGGCCGCTTTATTAACTGCTATTTGCGCTTGATTCAATTGACCTTGCATGGCTCTTGCATATTCAGGATGAGTAGCAGCATAATCCTGCCTAATCTTTAGCGCTGTCACATCAGTTCCACCGTTTTTAGCATCGGCAGCAACCATTTGTTCTACTTCTGCTTTTTGGTTTTCTAGCGCCACAGCTCGACTATGTGCAATTTGTTGCAATTGAGTAGCGACATTACGTTGAATCATTTCTTTACGTTGTTGAGCCTGCGCGGGAGTTTCTGCTTGGGCTTGTCCATTAAATAGACGTGCTTTAACTTCTTGTATGTATTGGCGAACACTAGGTTCATCACCGTTTCCTTGTGGTGCATCCCAAGAATAATGATTACCATCACTATCAATGGCATCCGGTGCGCCGTCCTTCCAACGTTGCCCATTCACAGGCCCCGCATACCATGCAGCAAAGGCGCCTTCGACCCCATATTTCTGTGCATACTCACCTAGCTTAAATGCAGCAACCTTTTTTTGCGCTTCCGGGTCAGACATATCAGCACCCGGGATACCCGCTTGTTCACTCCATTGTGGCCAATTACTCGGTAAGATTTGGAATAACCCATATGCACCTGTTCGACCATTAACTGCGCCAGCATCACCGCCGCTTTCCTGTCCCATTACAGCCGCTTTTAAATTTTCGACAGTCGCCTCACCAGTACTGCCCGCAACTTTACCAAATCCACTTTCGAACAATTTATTGGTAACTTTATTCAAAAGGTCTGGATCATACGGGTCAAATTCACCAATGACATCACGAATCGTCTTTTCGTTGCCGGTTGCCAATACCATACTTGCTTTTCGTACTTTTTGCCGATATCCCATAATTTCCTTTTCGTCAATCAATCCGGATTCGGCGACGGCGTTAATCATCTTATTTGCACCGTCTAAATCATCATCAGAGATTTTCTTTTCAATCATGGTAACTGCAGTATCTTGCTGCGCCTTTTTAACTTGAAGATTGATCGTATTATCGTCATATCCAAGATTAGCAAGTTGAGCATGGACACTACCGCTAATTTGTTGCATAGTTTGGCCAAATGAATCGGGATTACTGTTTACAACGCCATTATTAGCGATATTTTGAATGTTCATATTCAACGCCTTCATGGCGCTATCTTCATATTGGCCACGAACATATCGATTGATGGTATTAATCGTATTTATTCTGTCATTATCGACAATTTTGTTAAATGTATTAATCGAATCTGTCATCTTAAAATGATATTTTCTAAGAATCCCATTTCGTTTAACAGATTCAATCTCACTATAATCAGTAGGAATATTTAATGCATTCTCTCCTTTACGGTTCATAATACCGTTTTCAGGATCATACATAGCTTGATTCATGGCTTCTGTATATTCATTAGCTGCATTCACTACGTCTACCAATTCTTTCTGCTTTTGGATTTGTAGCATAGTTGAGCCTAAATCGCCAATAGCTTTACCAAGGCTTGATAATCCTTGTTGGTTACCGCCATATGCCATTTCATTTCCGGAAGCTTGGGTACTGCCTTGAATCGTATTCAGCTTTTGTGTCGGATCATAATTAGCAAATTTCATATCCTACCTCATTCTGTAATCACGCTTAACAGTTACGACTGGTCCTTTATCTGTATACCCCACAGGGTCACCACCATATGTAGTCTTCATCTTGCCCCCTGCATATTGCTGTTTGAGACTATACATAGATGATGCAGCGCCAAGAATACTACCTACCATCGCCAAATTACCTTGACGTCGTGCATTCTTAGCGGAAGCACGTGCGGCATTAGCCTCATTCTGATAGTTCATACCATTCAAATATTCGTTGTAAATAGCATTATTTTTATTCTGTTCCCAATTGTAGATGTCTTTGTTGTATTCATCATAACTGGATGCCATTAACTGTAATGGGGACCCTGCCATTTGCAATCCGCCAGCCCCTGCTTCTGCCGCATTCGTGCCGGATATAAGGCGCATACGATTATCCATTTTATCCCGCTCTTGTAATTGTTGCATGGCAATTTGTTCTTGCTTGCGGTCAGATATTCGCTTATTAGCTTCTGCCGCTTGTGCTTGGGCGTTGTACATCGAAACTTGCGCTTTTGTTTGTTGATTTTGCGCAATCAGTCCTACTCCGGTGCTGACTGCGGTTAAGATTGCCGCTGCGGGTAAGCACATATAAAGTCCTCCTTCTTGAGAGTGAATAATTCTAAATCACCAACTTTTACAGTTGGATGAATAACGGCCCCAATCGATTCGAGCCATCGTTTCGTTTTAATATTTGTCGTATGAACGTAATTGAATAACCATTCACGAGTTTCTAACCATTCAGCAATAACTTGGTTACTTAACTTGATAAAACGCATCTGCCACCGCATATCGTTTTCTAATACTTTATTGCCAAGGAAGTAAATCCCATACATTCCGTTAACTGGTTCTTTTGCAATCCCATATACGCAAATAGCCACATCGTCTTCTACGACAACATGGCTATCATAATCAGATTTGCAAATCTCGGAACAGAAATCCTTGAAGGGGAATAAACGATTCACTTCTTGGACTTCTATGGCATCTATCGCCCTTAGGTTGACTTCTAGGTCATGAATTAATTTATCTCGCCGTGTAGACTCAATTTCGTCAATTTTATAGTCCCGGTACATCTCTTAGTCCTCCGCCAATTTCAACTATGCGAGTTATAGATAACAAATTAAATGGGAATGGATCACTATGCTTTATACATATCGATGTATCAGTTGAATAATTTGTCCCCATTTTAGGTAGGATTACAGGCTTGTCGCCAGTAAATAGTTCATTCGGTGGTAATGTAATATCATCCATTCTGTCAAATGTATGTCCAACTTTACCGCCAAATGATTTATACATACGCAATACAACTCTTGATACCGTGGCAACTCGGCCTTGTAATGTGCCGTCTTGCATTTGCATTTCTACTGATGGAATACGAATTTTAGAGTCAAATGGTAATCCGATTTTGATATTGCTACCATTGACGTTTAATTGTAACAAGCCATCATCTGGCACAATTACATCCGGTTGTTGCTTACCATCAATTACAACTTGTACATTTTGACCACTCAAATGAGGAATGTTAATACTATCAATTGCATTACTTGACTTAAATTCGACATAGCAATCAAGGAATACATTCACATCATCAGAATACAGTGGCACCATACGCTCGATGCATTTAACTTTTTTACCTTGTAATGTGCGTTCAACAAGAGTATACAAGCTGTCTTGTTCACCCTCAGACACGGATTCACAGTACAGATATTTGCCATTGGTTACAAAATGAGACCAGCCATATACTTTCTGCTCTGGGATATAGGTCAAGCAATTAATCTCCCCATCATTTCGAATGTAATAAATAATGCTGTCCGGGTCTTGTGCATACGCACTGGTGATAGTTAAGTACCCTCTAACACGAGTCTTAACAAATAACGTTAGGTCTTGCCCTGTATAGTTATCGCTTTCATAAGAATAACCCATATCACGAACAGTGCCGCCACGTTCTTGAACGAACACACATCTATTACCTATGAATTTTGGTTCACACGATAAGGCCCCTCGTTGGGTTTGTGTCTTTAGGTTACAGTTGGTAGGAGTAATAGTCTTATCACCGCTTACAATCCATTCATTACCGCTTGTAAGAATGATTAAATCATTAGCTGGTACAAGATGACGAATTTCGTACATTTTGCGATTAATCACCGGTAAGGTAATTGAGCTATCATCTGTGATAGTACCTTCCACCTTTTCAACGCCAAAGTTGGGATAGTCGCCAGTCCGGCTCATCCAAATATAATTGGGGTTCTTATTTGTAGCAGCCACTACAAAGCGGTCTTGATAAAACGTACACAATTTAGGATAACCGTTGCTACGGCCCCAACTGCCCATCTTCCATTTAGAAGTAGCCTCGTTTTCAACAATACCATTCAAGATATTAATCTTCATTGTTTTAGCATCTACAAATTCTTTAAATTCGATAATGCCCCATGTAGTGTATGGAAGAATTGAAAGGTCAACATTACATTCACCGCTTTTAATATCTGATTGAATACGTAGCTTTGCATTTGGCTCAATTTTGCCAGCATCTGTTACGTTATAGTCATTATTAGAGGAGTATGTACGGTAATCTTTCCAAGTCGTCCCATTATTGGTGGTAATTTGAAGTTTAACGGTACCAGTCCATGTCCCATGCGTTGTAAATTTCCAAGCTAGGTCTTGGTCTGTGGAGTAGGATTCTACATTGTAATTAATGTTGTTGTACTCATTCCATTTATGAACACCACCCATAAATGACCGTTTTTCTTTTTTCTCTACTACAACACCAGTATTCTTTGTATGAACAGCTGCAACAAAATAGCCTAGTTGCATGACCATGCCGACCATATCCGCATTAAATAGATCTTTGCTAGAACGTACTGTATCGCCCGTTACCGTAACAGTAGAATTAACATCTGTATTAATTGTGTCGTACGGTTGTTCAGTTAACTTGTAGGCTTCAAGTCGCCAATCTGTATCACTATATCGTGATAGCGTTTGAATAGGGTACTTTCCACTACAGATGAACATTACATCGCCTGACTGGCTGCAATTCAAATCAAACAAGATATCGCTAGTAAAAGGAGTAGTAACTTCAATACCGGTGTAAACACCGTAATTCCATACACGAATATATTTGTCGCCAAACTCGAGCATGAAGGAATTGTTAGTATTTGTCGTAAATTCAAATAATCGTGTTGGCTTATCGCTATATTTGACTTGCCCCACATATTGGCTGCCTTGGCGTTTAGCAACGGCTCCATACGGGCGAATAACCACATTCTCTGCTTCCAATAAGGCACTTTTATATTGCTCCAAATCAAAGCGACTCGAAACATCCGGTGATACTTCACCAGTTGTAAACGCTAATTGTGATATATAAAGAGGATTCCCCACTACCAGTCCCTCGCTTTCACATAACTAGATATATAAACTGTATCTTGTTTACGCTCCTTTGCGTTCATTCCTTTGGCTTCTTGAACTGCTGCTTGATATAGTTTATAAGACTGGTCAAATAAACCTCTATCCCCAGTTAGTGGCATAGCTAATGCGCTAGCCAATTTGCATTGCAACATGTACAAGGATATTGAATCCCAAACATCTAAGTCAGTCACGTCATATATATAATCAATAAATGCTAGTGGTACATCACTCACTATGCATTTTTTGTTGTTTCCAATATTAAATATGTTGTATTCCGGTTGTGACTCCGCATGAAAGCGATCACCTTGTGGAATAACTCCTAATATCCGAATGCATTGTTCCGGATACGCATATACATAATTCCACCCATTAATTTTATGAGCGGACAATACCAATCTTTCATTTTTACGTGCAAAATTCCATTCAAATTGTCGCAATACCAACTGTCTTGTTGCATCATATTGCATACGGCATTGACGGCCTTGCTCGGTTTCTTCTTCAAATGAGTAAAGCAACCCTGCATTAATTAATGCAAGTGCTTTATTGCAGATGTCAGTAGGTGTCATATTTCCCCCTATATGGTAATAGAGGGATGCATATAGCACCCCTCATATTGTCACTTATTCTTCCGTAGTATCGGATTTCTTTTTACCACGACCACGGCCTTTAGCAGATGATTTTTCTTCAGAAGAGTCTTCTTCAGTAAGTTCTTCTTCGACTTTATCTACTGTTTCTGTTTCAGAAGATTCATCTACTTGTTCCGGCTCAGATGATTCTGTTTTGTTTTCGCTTACCGGTCCCGTTTCTGTAGATGAATTTTTGTCACCCGGCTCTGTTTCAGTAGGCTTTACGTTTCCTACAAATTCAAAACAATCTTTTCCAAAATCATTGATCACATCTTCTGGAATGTCAATTGTTTCGCCTTTATCAACAAGGCCATACATTGTTAGATACATTTTTTGTTTAGTTGTTACTAACATAATTACACCACCTTATCGAGCAATATTCGTATCAAATGTGAGAAATGCGGTAATAGTACCCGCAGTCATATTATTAGCATTGATTCTAATAAACTTTTTCGCACCAGCCGGAATACGCATTACACGTTCTTCACCAGCTTTTGCATTTTGTGGGAAAGTAATACCGGTTAATAACTTGGCATCCGCCATGTTTTCCTTATCAGAAGTATACACATTAAATAAACCTGTACCGGTTACATCAGCATCAACACGAATAACCATCCAAGGAGCGACAACTGCGTCGCCCCCTTCACCATTCATTACTACTTCAGAGTTTGTGTTAGCTGTAATAGCCTTCTTCCAGAAAAATACATTTTCTTTATCAATCATCATAACTTGGTTACCCCCTATTATTTAACTTGTTGTTCGCCAATAATTAATGCATCAGTACGACGTACTGGAATGCCGTTAAAATCAACGACGATTTTGCCCGGTTCTTGACCTGCTGCAGTTTGATATTGATGACCTTTGTTAAGTTGTTTACGTAAGAAACCACGAACAGTTTTGTTCATGTACCATACAGGACGACCCATGCCAAGGTTAGGGATTTTTTCTTCCGCATCAATCATCAAGTTGATAAGGTCAGCACCGGCAGATGCATCTTTTGTAAGTTTAGATACATCAATGTTCGCAATACGAACTGCATAGCGCCAGTCACGTACTGTTAACCCCAAGTCCCAAGAATAGTGAGTTTGATATGCTTTGTATTTTCTACCATCGCTATCAAGTGCATCAACTACACCATCTGGGTCAATATTAAAGCCAGCCTTGCCACCTTTAGGGAAGAAACCATACATAGTGTTAGGGCCCCATACGCAAAGCCAAATGGATGTTAATTGATTTCCGGTACCACCTGCATCAATAAGGTTTTCTGCAGAACGAGCAGTTTTATCATTGTATCTTGGAGATAAACCAATAAACTTTTCAGGCTCCGCTTTAGAACCGTAGAATAAAGTAGATGCCATTTCTTGGTTCATAGATTCCAAGAATGCACGATCTTCTTGTAAACGGAATTCAGCAGCATTGTTAGAAATATCTACCAATTTACGGTCAACAACTGCATATGCTTCAAGCATACCGCAGGCATCCGTAATTTGAGCTGTTTTGGATTTATCTTGGTTAACACCACTGTTAAATAAACGCCAAGTTGCTTTTGGTAAACCAGTACGAATGGTAGTCATATTACCAGTTTGAAGATTCCCTTCAAGCATTGTCATATCAGTTAAAACTTCATTAGTTTGGTTCATCATCTCAACAATTTTATCAAGATGACCATCACCTTTTACACGTTGCGCTACATCAAGTAGAGTAGGATTTAATGTTCCAATTGCCATTTAATTTCTCCTTATTTCTTCATATCACTATAAATAGATTCAGCCAATTGTTGTTCGGTTGTAATTTCATGGCTGCCTTTAGAATTACCCACGCCCGGGTCTTCCTGAACCATTTCACCGACTGCCGCAAATACCTTAATCATGTTGATGTTGTTGTCTATATGACTATCAACAAGTAATTGACGCAATTCCGGTACCGCTTTAGTTAGTGCTTCGATGCCTTTACCTGCGAGGGCTACAGTTTCATCGAATTTACCGCCTAATTCCTGTTTAGCTTGGTCATAATCCGCTTGTCGCTTTTCAACAATTGCTTGTTCTTGCTGCTCTTGATAGGCAGTCAAGATATTCTGTGCGTACTGACTGCCGAACTTGGCGAGTTCAACCGCCTGTTCCTGTGTTGCACCTACTTGATTTAGTAACTTGCTAAAGTCAGCAGATACAGTTTCGTCAAGTTCAGTGCCTTCAGGGAATGCACCCTTAAAGTCATAAACCGTTGGTTCAGCAGGTGGCGTATTATCACCGCCTAGTACAGATGGATTACTACCTTCACCGCTTGGATTAGCAGGTGGTTCAGTAGGTGGCGTAGGATTATTTTGGTCCGGATTCGCGCCCGGTTCATTGCCAGTCATGCTATTGTTAGCTCCCATATTTTCTTCAGCCATTTTGTTTCTCCTTTTCGACTAAATTATTAAAATATTCTTGCTGCCCGATATATTCGAGCTGTGCTTGGTGGTACTGTTTAACTCCATCGGTGCCCAACTTTACTAGATCACTATGGAATAACAGCCCAACCTTGCGTTTTCCTTCGTTAAAATATGTTTCACTGTTACCAGTGAATGATTGCTTTAATATGCCCGAGCGATCCATCAGGCGACAAAAAAACCACCTACCCAGCTCTGTGCTAAGTACGTGGTTAAGCGCTTGCATATCTCGCTCTTGCATATAATCTTTAATTGTTTTCATCTAAACACCGTCCATTCCTAGCCATTGCTGTAATGCAGGATTGCCATCGTTGGCGGCGTCTGTTGCTTGTTTTGCTGCTCCAGCCAGTTGAGGTGCTAATTGTGCGGCTTGAATAAGCTGCTGTTGTTGTTCCTGTTCAGCTTGTGCCTGTGCTTGTTGCGCTAGGATTTCTTGATATTCGTCATCGGAGCGAATAATCTTAGCTGGTACACCTAGGTTCACACCATATGTATTGGCGGCCTCTTCAAAGTTAAACTTGTTAACAATATTCGGATTAGCCTGTGCCAAGGACATGATGAACGCAAAATACTGTTCGATGTTCACTAATGAACTCATCTTTTGCGCTTGGGCAAGAGGTGAGATATATTCAATCTTCACCTCTTGACCGTTTAACTGGTCTAAGAGTTCCTCATCATCAACAGGTGGAAATACACCGGCACGATCTAGTACCGAATACACACGTTCAATGATTGGATTCAAGAATTCAGATAGCAGCCGTTCGACCACAGGACCTAATTGTTGCAGTTTCTCTTGAGTTCGTTCCATAACCTCACGAGCCGTCATCTGGCCCTTGTCGATTTGGTCTAGCATCAAGAATAAATCCGCACTATAGGCTCTTTTGATTGAATCCTCTGTAACTGCTATCTTGTTTTGAATATCTTGAAGATTGGACTGAACTGCAAACATCGGTTCAACTTTATGTTGTCCTTCAATCTCCGTAATACCGCCTGGATATAAGTTAACCGTACTAATTACATCAGATGGTGCTTGCATAGGAGGTTTAACGCCCAATTCAACGGCTGTTAGATAATCAAACTCCAATTTCTGTAGCATTTGTGAATCTGGTTGAGCGAACCATGCGGCCCCCTTGCCGTAACCATTTAGGTCCATCGACGTATGTCGAGCAATAGGAATTGGCCACTCTTCAAAGCCACCATGATACAACACTTCATCGCTGTTACTGCCTTCGACCCAATAAATGGACGAATACGGCATATTGCGACGTCCTAACTTATCCTTACGGTCTTTGTTAGGCTCAACAAACCAGTTGACTGTGAATGACTGCTGCAAGCTGTTGCCGTTGTCGTAAATATTCTTAACGTTATCTGGACAGTTATCATACCCAAACTGTTCGACAATCTGATCTACTGTCATTTTGTATTTACGACCAAAGACATTTACGGTTTCCTTACTGTTGGTACTGATAGCATAGGTCCCAATCGGATATGATGTGAAACGAACACCAGATTCACTATCAGCGAATATTCCCATTGGAGCTTGCCCCATAGGCAATTCCATGTAGATTTGATGGACCACACTGTAAAAATTGGATTTAGCAAGAACCGCATACAAGATTTCTTCACGTTCATCCAATAGTTCAGCAACTTGGCTATTAGCTGCTACGTCAATGTTCTCCATGGTTAGCTTAAACCATTTACGGCTCGGAGGCGTTAAGCCGCTCATAACACCACTAGCAAATATTTGACAAGATTCCCAAGCTACAGGGTTTAGGATTTTACCGTTGTAAGGTTCTGATTGGTCGTCCTCACCGTCAAATTGACCTATGAACGGCAACTGATAGTCACGCAACTGCTTCCACTTATTAATGTATCGTTGCTGCGCATTAAATAGTTGAGAGAATTTCTTTCTCAACTTCGTATAATCACGCTTAACAGGCTTTACACCTTCCGTAGGTTGTCTAGCTAGTAAAGATTCCATTTCCGCCATGCTAGCCTCCTAAAATTGATTTTTGACCACTTCCTGTTGGTCCTAAAATAGTAGATTCAAAGCCACGTTTGAATTTGCGTTTAGTTTCTGCCATTTCCTCACCAGTCTGATTGCTCATATTCGCTTGAACAGTCGGAGCCGGAGCAGGTGGTGTATAGTTAGCAGATGCACCTTTCATACACATCTCAATCCCTCACTTTCTACAATTAAAAAGGATTGTAACTCGTATTAGCTACAATCCTATTTCCTGTTTCGCTTTTTTTAACGACCAGCGCAGCAAAGGTCAAGGCTAATGCATCGCCTTTATTAGGGGATGGTAACCCTCGGTCTTTCATATCTTTTTTACTTTCCAGTTGAATGTGTCCGTTTTTATCGATAATAGCCTCTGGACCTACAATGTCATCATATAGGGCTTGGTCATTCGGTGGAATAGAACCACCCTCACGAAGCCATTCTTTCATCTGTCCCCACATATACGCCCTCATATTGAGATATACAGGGTCATTACTCTTGCCGCCAAACTCAATTAACCGCCATTTGCGCCCTAACTGCTTGCCAATGGAATATATCCCTGTGCCATATCCCATATCGATGAATACGGCATCTGCTTTGTATTCGTCCTCGAACTGAGCAATCAGTTGAGCCATGCGCCAGTCATCGTCATTCTTAGGAATAGATGCAAGCGACTTCATATAGTAGCCTTGCCGCATGACTATTTCTAAGGAGTCTGAACCAGTCCACGCAGGATCCACACCAATGATTACAGGCAGATGTTCAAATGCTCCTAGCTTATAAGATTGTTTTTGTGCCTTGTCCGCAATTTCAGTAGAGATAAACTGTAAATCTGATGCGGAAGGGAACACACCACGAACACGAACTTTAAAGAAGTCGGAATCCTCACCGTAAGCATCTAGCCATTCTTCAATCTTCGCTTTATTAGAAATCTTAACAGTCCGGCTATCAATTTGATATGTATTCCAGAACTTTCTATATTTTCTAAAACATTCACGGAACCGTCCGCTATTACGAGTAGGGTTTCCAAAGGCACACCAAATGATTTCAGTGTTAGCATCTGTAAGAGCCCCTTCAGTTACTTCCCAAATGACATCATCAATAGCAGAGGCTTCATCAAATAGAACCAATATCCGATTACCTTGGTTATGTAGACCAGCGAATGATTCAGGGGAATTCTTACTCCAAGGAATGGCATCGATGCGCCATGTCTTTTCATAATCTTTATCGCTACTGAATATAGCTGTGGCTGTGTAGGTAAACAAATCCTTAGCAATAAACATATTGTGCCACTTGCTAAGCTCTGGCCATGTCTTAGTTCGCAATTGCCCTTCTGTATTAGCCGTAACTACACCACGAGTATTCTCATGAGTAGATATTGCAAAATGAATAAGCCATGATATCAGTGCTGATTTGCCGATACCATGGCCAGATGCTACCGCCTCTTGAATAGCGGTTTGTAAGTCCTTACCTTTCTTTAATTGTTCGCCGATATCTTTTAAGATTTGTATTTGCCATTCATCGGGCCCTTCCATATTTTCTAATGGAGTCCCCGGTTCTCCCCAAGGATAGGCAAAATATACAAATGCTAATGGATCATGTGTAAGAGCGCCTAACGCTTCTATTAACTCGTCATGTTTTTCCATTAGCTCTCTCCCGTGCAGCTTTCAACTTATCCATAGCAGACACCGTAAGCTCACCTTTGACATCGATATTTTTAGTATCCCTCCATTTTTCAGGATTGCGGTTCTTCAACCAGAATATTTGAGCTGTAACATCTGGGGGCTGTTGTTTCTTTACAACTTTAACAAGCTTTCCATTCTCGTATGTTTTCTCTTCATATTCGTAACCCATAGCACGTTTATGCAATGCATTTTCAACTTCAAGGTCAATAACTTCCTTCCCTCTTTTAAGGGACTGCAGAAACTGCGGCGAACTCTTTTTCCAGTCATACAAAGTTCTAATCGAAATCCCTATATTTTTTGCTATTTGTTCATCAGTAAGGCCATCACGAGCCCAACCTTCTGCACGCAATAAATTATCTGGGTCAGTTAGCCAGTTTTTTCTATTTACTCGCAATGGATCATCACCTCACTTTAATGTATTACCGCCCTTGCGAATCATCTTCCCATTTTTTCTTACACATAATCCGCATGAATTTCTACTAGCACTTGAATGCGTAATATAGGATTGACATAAGCCATCATAAAATATTTCATTAGCCGTACATATTCCATTTTTATTATTCAAGCATTTGTACTTGATGCAGTGTATTTGTGTCATAATTTTTTGTAACAAAAAAGGCACATCAATTAAGATGCGCCTTTTTGCGTTTGGTACTCTAAATGCTTAGGAGATGAACTCATGTTCTTCCACTTACAATATATCATAGATATAGGGGACTTAAAAGGTCGAAATTAGCCGATTTAAGCCGATTTAAAGCGAAGTTTACAACCTAATTCAATAAGAGCCAAATTCTTATATTCTTTTCCTTGTGATTCACCATATCCAACAAATGCATAAGCCCCTTTAGCAGACATACCATTGATATATTGTTGCATGAGGATAATAGATCCAACTGTATTGGTTAGTGAATCAATCATATGACAAGCATCATCACGTTTGGTAAGTAGTTCATGGATTTGACGTTTGTACCTCATTTCCATATCAAGTAACCGGTTAATATCATCTTCAATACCTGATGGTTCGCCACCATCTACTCGTTCTTTACCATAATTTACGGCACGTAATGACGTGATATCGTTTTTAATGCGTTGGATATTACGTTTCAACGACTTAATCCTTAATGCTGCTTTACTTGCCTCATGCAGGTACTTATATGCCAGCTCACGATATTCCTTTTTGCTAAGTTCTACCATAGGACCACCACACAAACAATATTTAATACAAACAGAATACTACATATCACCATATCCCGTATTTGTGATCTAACTATTTTCTGTAACTGCATTTTATATGCATCAGAAACCATAAAATGTTTTAATGCAGCAGCTTCACGATAAGAGTAATAGGACATTTTAAAAATAACTACAAGGTAAATCGCTAGTAGAATGTTTATAATAACCATTTCATTCATCGGTATCACCTGCTAGTTTTGCATATTTCCAAATGCACGTGTCATCGGCACTATCAACGCTCCATGATGTGCATCCACACAACCAAGTTTTCACAACTCCATTTGTATATCGTGCAAAATATCTTGGTTTCCAAGCCACCTTATCTTGGCTAACTAATACAGGTGTATCAACTGGTACTTCCGACCAATCAATAAAACCTAATTCTCTTGCAATATTTAAAACCTCGTTTCCCTTCATTTTAGGAAATATACTTTTTAAACAATTAGCATATTCAAATTTATTACAACTGTAAATATTTATATAACCTGATTCCATATCCACCATAGGCATTCCATTGGTTAAATATAACTCTCCATTATACCGACATGCACAATATCTCCACCCATCATCATATAGTTTTTGCAATAGCCATTTCTTCCCCTGTTCATCACTAATCATAATTTTCTACCTCTCTATAAGTCGTTTCGAATTCATTTACCTCATGAACTTTAATTTTACCTTTATGATCTTTAACAATATAATTACCTTTAAAACATTCGATTCTTCCATCATCTGTTGTGATTTCTAATGATGCGTTTTCATACCAATCAATACCAATTACATCACCAACAAAATCGACTATTTCCATAACGTTAGTGCCGTTATATTGCACAGCTTGAATTTCATTAACCCTTTTCTCATATCGTCTAAACATTTTCTATCCACTCACCTCTTATGATAGGGCGGATATTTCACCGCCCATATCCTTTACTAAAACAACTGCTTAAACATCATAATTGTCATTCCGATTAACAATGTAAAACTCCAAACAATCATACATATCATCAACACATTAAAAAAGCCATCTTTTTTACACATTATTTACCGCCCATACATTATTTAATCAAAAATACTAACATCACCAATAAATAAATCAATAGCAAAATGCTCATAGCTATTAATCCAATAATGGCACCACATAGATCAATTCTTTGTTGTAGTCTTATTCTTTCGCTTTGACGTATAAGTCTATACATTTATCTGCCTCTTTCTTATGTCACATATTGCTTTTTCATATAAACGGCCAATTTCTTTTGTTACATCGCTAACAAATCTAGCCAATGACATTGAATCAGATAATCCACGTTCAACAGTCAAACATATTGGTTCCTGATATTCAATGATTGCCACTTTTGTTTTATAGGAAAATCTTATGTTCCTTTTATGGATACAAATTTCAGGAATAACATCTTCACTACCTAAAGGCATTTTAAATAATTTTGCGATTGCTTCACGTCGTTTTTCTTCAAAATCTTTTGCAATTTTCTTAATAACAGTTTCACATTCATCAAATGAATAATCGTTAAAATCCTGTCCAAAGTTATTCATATTTGTTTATCCTATTTTCTGTTAATATAATTGACACTACATTTATTGCAAGAACCAAAAATGTTTTAGCTACTGCCCATACACTTACGTCTAAGATGCCAACTAACCAAAGTACAGTTGCAAGTGCAAATGAGAAAGCTGTAATAAAAGAGAATACAATTAACACGTAATAAATTATATACAAAATTTGTTTCATTTTTTGTTACCGCTAAAATAAGCTTTTTTTAATTCGCTTTCACCTTTAATGCACACATTTTTAGTTTTGCAATACACATCAACATATGTTTCATTACGATCCCCATTGTGTGTTACTTCGATAAATTCTTCGATATTCCGACCACTAACAATGGCTTTCCAGTTTTGTAGGGTTTTACAAAACCAAACAATGAACATATCTTCTGGTTCAACAGTTTGATAACCCAAATTTTCAATTAATACTTTACGAGCTGCTTCAATTGCTTTTGTTTGTAATTCGTACATATTTTTAGTCTCCTTTATTAAATCCGATTTAACGCCTTTCACTCACTTAATGTAAAAGTGGAAACACTATGTTTCTTGGCAAACTCAAATTCACCTTTACAACCACGGCTAGCTTCCCATTCTGGACACAACACTAAAATGTCACACTGTCCAAGTAGACTTAAACAGATATCTAGGCCCCTTTGGTAATCGTCACCAGTCAGATATACATAACCAAAATTATGAATAGGGGAAATATAGTCATGGCTGGTATCATTTAAAACCAAATCCCCCATGATCACATCAATCTTTTTACGATTGCTTTCCTTGCCCCCATAAGGATGGGCAACATAGACTAATTTTTTCTTCATAGCATCAACCTTTCAATGTTTCAATATGTACCCAAATTCCTGTTACTGGATTCCAATACTTTTCTGTAATTTCACTACAGACTTGAGCATCATCATTCCAGTAATTCAACTTGGTCATACAGTCCTTAAATAATTTAATAAGATTATCTGTATCTGGCCGAGTGGTTTTCCAATGTGGCACTTTACAATTCGTTTTACCGAAACACCACTTGGTAACCAATCGAATAGGTCCCTCTAATGGTTCACTAGGAACATGATCAGCTAAACCATCTAAGAATATTTGTTTAGCATGTTTCAACTTATCGGATTCATAAAAGATAGGTTTACCATGTTGTGTATTCACCTGCTTAGTTTGATGTGTAACAGTAGGAACCTTTTTAAGAGGAATGAAAAATTCAATAATCAATAACCAATCCTCCTTTATTGAGAATTAATTGATAATAACCAATACAATTTTTCAAAGCCCTTTTGTAATGTAGGGTTCAACCTAAGGGGAAGAGGTAAGAAAAGGATGATTTTAGAAATCCTTTTCCTTACCCCCTTAGCTTGAATCCACCTTACATTGGGACACAAACATACAAGGACATACACTTATATATATAAGAGCGTCTGTCCCTGATTTTGTCCCTTTATAAACCTCAATTTTCATCAATTGGTTTACATTCTAAATTAGGGTCTATAAGCTTACCAAGATTGATATTATAAACAGGGCTTTCTTTTAAATAACGACGTAATGTTTTTTCACTTACTTCCATAAGTTCGGCAACTCGTTTTATTTCTACTTGTCCAGTAAAACCATTTTCTGCATCAGCAATATTAAATGCATCAACAATTTGCTCTTTCTTCTTTTCCTTAGCAGCTTTTTTGCGTTTGTTTATAACATTAGCGCCCTTTTGTTGTGGACTATCAAATTGAGCCATTGCAAGGAACCCGTTTGTATCGACTTTATGAATCGGATACTCAAACCATAAATCTACCGGTTTAAACTTAGGATATTCTCGGAGTGTTCCTTCCATTCGCCATGCAGTACATTGGTTAGTATCAATAGGAGCATCTTGGAGTTTATCCTCGTTCATGTTCTCGAGTTCAAGTTCGAGTAAGTCAAGTAATGCATCTGGATCACGAGCGAATACACCAGAACCAGATGCACGATCCATAGACCGCTTACCAGTTTGGCTACCTTTTGAATGGTGATGACAATAAATGACTGCACATTTAAGTTCAGTACATACCTTGTCAAACTGATTACAGAAATTTGCCATTTGATCAGCGCTGTTTTCGTCACCTGTAATAACTTTATAGATAGGGTCAATAATGATAGCCTTGTAATTACGCTTTTGAGCCCTACGAATTAATTTAGGAGCCAATTGGTCCATTGGTAAGGACTTACCACGTAAATTCCATATGGATATATTTCCAATATTGGTTGGTTGCTGTTCAAGGGCCTCATATACATCTTTAAAACGATGTAAGCATGATGCTCTATCAAGTTCTAAATTGACATATAGAACCTTGCCTTGTGTACAGTCAAATCCAAACCACGGCTTACCTTCAGCAATGGAAATACATAATTGAATTAACGCAAATGATTTACCTGCTTTAGATGGTCCAGCAATGAGCATCTTATGTCCTTCACGAAGAATCCCTTCAATTAATGGCGGTGCTAGGTCTGGCATGTTATCCCATAATGCGTCAAGTTCTTCTGGTTCCGGTAAGTCATCATTAACGGATGCGATCCATTCTTCCCATTCCTTATAGTTTTCTTTACCAATATTGGTTGCCATAAGGAATTGGGGTTTACCGTCACGCATAACACCCGGCATTCTAGATAGTCGACTAGGATTACGATTTTTTTTATCCGGCTTAAAGCCATTTTTTTGAGCGATAGAGTATATAAAGTCAACACGCTTTCTGTATTCCTCATAGGAGTAAGCATCAACTTTAACGATTGCATGAATTGATTTACCACCACTAAATACCATAGCTGCAATTGGTAATTCTAATTGTTCAAGAATGGCTTTTTGCTTTCCGAGTGACATATTGTCAGATTCTAAGAGCATATACCGAAATGCAGTTACATTATCATTTTTAACACCTTTACCATCAATTGGATTAAATCGAATCCATGCGCCCATTTCTTTGTTAAAGGTGCCAAACACATTTTCTAATTGCGTTGTTCCGTTAATACCATCTATGATTTGTTGTACCGTGCGGCTATAATTTCCCATTGTAGGAGACTGTTTTCCATCTGGTAAGGAGAATGTATTAACTACATACCCAACGTATTCCTCTGGCTCAAATAACGTAGTCAGATATGTAACAATATCTTGTTTACGTTGCTCTAAAGGATATGATTTAGGAATATGAACATCAGATTCTTCAATCCAGTTCTTATCAACAACTTGATATTGTTCTGGAGTTGTGGCCAATACCATGGAATCAAAACTTAATGCTTCATTATTTTCAATCTTACGTTTTGATGTCCATCCGTTTTCTTTTGCCATTTGAGTGATCGTGGCCCCTGTAACAAGCTTTCCAGTATATCGACCAAATGATTCCCATTTAGCAGCGCATTCGCCTTCATGGAATCGATTTCCATCGTCTGCAGACCATTTTTCCCACACGAACATAGGATAGCCCTCTTGATGGAGAGCAAGTCCTACATTCAACCATTCATCATAGGAGCATTGGGAAGGGTCTATATATTCGAGTAATTCTCGTAAATCAATTTTGCTTTCCATGTTTACTCCTTACCATTGAGGAACGAATTCTTCTACAGGTGGCTTGTATGTAGCAGGCACTACACCTTTAGGAATGCGCCAACCACTAGCACTAATACGACTAATCATCTTAGAGGCTTGGTTATTGCTCCATGTTCCTACATTCTTAAATCCTTTGTTTTCAAGGAATCTAATTTGTTTAGGGGTAGACAAACCTTCTTCACGACGCTTTTGCAACCTATCAATAAGCATTGATGCCTTGCCTGCGTCTTCAATACTGTCACCATTGATACCAAATTGCTCAAGTGTTTTCTTTTGACTATCCGTAATAGATGTCATTTGCCATCCAAAGGCAGGTACATAATGAGTAAGGTCTTCAGCTTGTATTGAAAACTCGAATTGTAATGGATCAACAAGTTGTGCTTTTTTCTTACGCATAGCTGCAAGTTCTTTTGCAAGCGCCTCTTCACGTTGAGCCAATACATCAGATTCTGCATCTCTTTCACATTCTTCAAGGTCCATTCCTTTTTCTTCAAGAATTTCCGTCATACGTTTGGCCACATCATCTGATTTAGCGATTAAATGAGCCGGTCTACACAATTCGTGACGCTCCACATGCCATAGAAAATCTAAAATTAATAGATGATCTTTACCCGGTGAAAGACGTGTACCACGTCCTATCATTTGGCAATACAAGGCACGAGACCGAGTAGGGCGTAATACAATAACACAATCAACGCTTGGACAATCCCAACCTTCCGTGAGCAGCATTGAATTACAAAGTACATTATATTTACCTTCAGCAAATGCTCGTGTAATTTCTGTACGGTCTTGGCTTTTGCCATTTACTTCTGCTGCTTTAAATCCTCGCTCATTAAGAATTTCACAGAATCGTTGACTGGTAGCAATTAATGGTAAGAACACAACGATTTTTCTATCTCTGTATTCCATTAATTTATTGGCTATTTCTTCTAAGTAAGGCTCTAATACTCTACCGATATCTCCCACAGCAAAATCACCAGTTGAAATCTTAACCGATGAGATATCTAATGTGAGCGGTAACGTTTGCACTTTAATCTTAGACAAGAACCCCTCTTGAATAGCTTTAGGTAGCGTATACTCAAATGCTAAACTTTCAAATACACGTCCTAAATTTTTCATATCCGAGCGATCTGGTGTAGCCGTAACACCTAAGACTTTTGCTTGGTCAAAGTAATTTAATATAGCTTGATAACTGCTAGATACAGCATGATGTGCTTCGTCAATGATAATGACATCGAAGTACGTTTTACTGAACATCAACAATCGTTTGTCTTTACATAATGTTTGAACAGAACCAACTATGATGCGGTCCCATTGTCCAAGACATGTATGTTCAGCCTTTTCCATTGCCGTTGTAAGTCCTGACGCACTCATAATTTTGTCAGAGGCTTGTTGCAATAGTTCTTCACGATGCGCAAGGATAAGAACACGCTTACCCCTGCGAACCGCTTCCTCAGCAACTTTGGCAAAACAGATTGTTTTGCCTGTGCCAGTCGGAAGAACCAACAATGTTTTATTAACCGTTTCCCATTCATGCCATATCGAGTCTACAGCTTGTTGTTGATACGGTCTAAGTTCCATTAGAATGCACCGTATCCATTGGTTTGAGCATTAGGACTTGCAAAACATTTTTTTATTTCGTTACGAGTACCATTATTACCGTCATTTTTTACATAGCCTTGTTGCGATAATTCACACATAGCAGATTTACCAATTAATTGCTCAGGGTCAGGATTGTAGTTTTCACCTTTCTTAGCAAGACCTACGGCCATAAATAATTCTGTAACTTTCCAAATGGTTGACTTTGTATAGAATAAGTTGTGAATCAATTTTGTTTTACCTTGATCACCACCATCTACTTCGAGAGTAATTTGAGCTTGCGGACAAGATGGTAGCTTGCTACCTTCTTTAGGTTCATAAAATTTCTTTTCTACATTAGTGATTACAAATGGATAAGAACCAGCTTCAAGTAACGTGTATTCACGTTCTTCCGCTAAAATAGGTTGATCAAATGAATATACTTCTTCTGCTTTACCGAATGTTTCAAAATTGCTTTGTGCTGTCATAATAATTAATTTCCTTTCTTAATTGCTTCAACAATATTTGGCCAGAATGGGATAATCCATCCATTAACGAATTCTGGATCATAATTTTCAAATGGTGTACCAGCTGGATACTTACCACGAGCGATAACTACAGATTGAACTTGTTCTAATGTGATACCATCTTTAACCATTAAGTCTTTTAATGGTTTAGGAATAGCCGTTTCAACTAATGGTGTTTCGTTTTTGCTAGTGTCAACATTTTCTTGTGGTGGTGTTGTTACAGGTTGTGTTGTAGTAACTTCCCCAATTTGTTCCTTAGTAGCATTTATTACTTCTGGAGCATATTCATTATTAGCGGCTTGCGCTAATTCTTGTGCTGCAGCAGTTGGCAGTATATCATCAGGAATCACATGAGCGATTTGACTATATTCAAAAGGCATCATATCTGGTAGCCCATGTCGATTTTTAGCATCCCACGCAGGATTATGGGTGGCATACATCAACCGTTTACCATTGGTTGCTTTTTTCTTGTTTGTTTGAGTAGTGATGATTTCGTTTTTATAATTGGCAAAGAGTACCATGTCCGCCCATTCTTTAATAAGAGGAGAAGTTTGACTCCCTGTCTTTTTGCCAAGTTTCAATTCAAAGCGATCATATGCGCCTAATTCATCTGGCTGTTCAAACTTACGAATTTGAGCATGAGCAGTAAGCACTACGTTCATACCTGCGTTGATAACTTCATCAAGTAGATTTAAGAAACGGCCCATTTCCTCACGGACAAATACATATCCATTACCATATCCAAAGTCTTCAATCCCAGATTTATTATGTTTAGCACAGATATACTCAACACATAACTGCTCCGCCCAGTCTATAGTGTCAATGACTAAAGTCCGATAGAACCCCGGCATTGTTGCAAATTCCTTAACAAAGGAAATAAGCATTTGCCATGACGTAGGCTTATCTGTACGAGCCACATCTAAATGGTCTGTGCTGCCCTCTGTATCAATAAATACAGGGGACGGGAAATGACTGGCAAAAGTTGTTTTACCAATTCCTTCCGTACCATACACAACCACCTTTTGCGCTCGTTTTCGTTTACCTGTTGTAATATTCATTAAAATCCACCCCATTCATTTTCAGGTTTAGTTTCATTAACTGGTGCTGCCACATTACTGTACTCTTCACCTTTAATGTGTCCATCTTCAATTATGATAGAGCATTCATCTTGGTTATTAGTAACACGAGTGGCAATGACTTGTAGACCTTCCGATTCAAGCCAAGCCCCAAATTCTTTCATAGTGTCTACATCCATTTGTTCGAGTTTATCCATAAGTACAAATCCACACTTAGGATTTAAAGCTCTAACAATAGCCGTAGCCACTTTGAGTTGTTCAGCACCGGACATGCAATCCCATTGACGATCATTATAGATAAGGACGCCATCTTGAATGGATAATCCTGATAATGGCATTTGTACAGATTCAAGCAGTTTATTTTTATCTTCCCTAATAGTTTCAAGTTCACCAGTCAAGTTGTCATAATCTGCTTTATAATCAGCGGCTTCCTGTAATGCTCTTGCACGTTCTTGATTAGCACGTACTTTTTGATTAATGGCATCTACATTTTTGATTTGCTCCTCGAGTTCAGCCGTAGATTCATCTTCTAAATCTTTCGCTGCAGTAGTTGCAATATCATAATCTTCAGCCAATTGTGCCTGCTTGGCTTGAAGTTCTTCCAGTTTCTTTTGTGTTTCATCAACCAAGTTGTTGATGGTGACCATTTGAGCTTGAATGGCCGACACGTTATTACGTTTCTTTTGGTTTTCCGCATTCTTTAATAAGATGGCTTGTTGTTGTTGAATAAGTTCCGATGCGCTAATTGGTTCAAGTGGCACATCATCATAACCAACTAACTCTTTAGCGTACTTGTCTTTCTGAGTGGCAATTTGACCGATAGAATGACGTTTTGCGTACACCTCTTGGTGTTTACCTTCGAGTTTATTTAATTCGTCTTCTACGCCTAATAATTTCAAAAGTTCATTTGCCTTTTCCTTATCACTCATTTCCATGAACTTAGGAAGGTCTAAGGCTAGTTGCCCAATGAAACCATCTAAAATACGTTGACCAGATTTTTTACCTTCTGGATCTACGACTTTTAGTGTGCTGCTATTACCACTACGTGTAACCACTAGCCCATTAGATAACTTTACTTCTAATTTAGGTGGGTTGTAGCTTCCATCACGTACCGCACTGGATGGTTCAAATTTTGCACCACCTAGTGTCCAAGCAATGGCATCAAGGATAGATGTTTTCCCTTGTCCATTCTTTCCACCAATAATGGTTAATCCATTAAGGGATGGTTCATATGAAACGGCTTTAACGCGTTTCACGTTTTCCAGTTCGAATGAGTTTATTTTTATAGATTCCTTCATGTATTTGCTCCTTATTCTTGAGTACCAGACAATAATAAGTAATTGGTTAATTCAGATTTAATGGAATCTGTTTCAGATTTGATGGCATCTTTAATGTAACGATTCATAATTGGACAAGATAACTTGAATAATAATTTATCCCCTTCATCTTTAGGTTTAATGATGTCTAATTGCACTTCAACTTTTTGAGTGAATTGGCTTTCATTAAGAATAACCATGTTAACGAAGATAAACCGAGGCATTTTTAAAGTACCTTCCGCTTCTTTTACCTTGATGCTCATAACATAGTTATCATCATCAGTTCGAGTGAAATCACCTTCTGTTTGCGTTACATATTTGAAGTTTCTAACAGCAATTAAAAGCTTTTCGTAATCCTCAATTTCAGGTTCATGAATTCGGAGCAAATCAAGCATTTCTTTTTGCGTTAAATTTATACCAAAGATGGAATCCCATTCTTTAAACTGTTCGCTTTTTTGAAATGCGTATACAATTTTGTCTTGCGTACGATCTGTTACGGTACAGTCTGTTACGGCCACAACTTTTCTATCTGAATATGTAATAACGGATTTCTTAGGGTCGCCTTTAGCTTTTACGCCTTTAACGAATGATTCAGCACTACTAATTTCATATCTAAATCCGTGATATTGGAATATGTCATTAGCTTCACCACGACGAATAATAACTTCACCATTTGCTGCTTGTACATTTAAGTTAAATTTTTCTTCCATTGTGTTAACCTCTCTTTTCAGTAGTTGAATTAAATGTTAAAACTTCCAATTCTGGCTTTTCGTTGACATCGACTTTTACGGTGAAGTCATCCGCATAGGAACCAATAGCACGACGTGAGATAGCTGGTAATGTTGATTTAATATTGTAACCAAGTTCTACGATGGTATCGGTATCTGGAACTCGTAACATTTCAATATTGATGGTGATTTTAGCTTTTTGTCCTTTTGAAATTTTTCGTAATGCATCTTTGTACATTTCTTCAAATTCGGCTTCTAACTTTCCGTCACAAATATTAGTTAGATTTAAAACTTGTTGTTTTTCATTCATTTGTTTTCTCCTTTTCAAATATATTAAGTAACTCATTTAAAAGAGCCATTCCTTTTCGTTTTTCACACATATCTTTTTCGGCTTCTAAAAATGCTACAAATTGCGTAGTATTAAGATTTTTATGTCCAAAGTTATGAGCAGCTGCAGCCAAAAAGGTGGTAACTTCTAGTACTCCGTTATTAAATTCATCTTTATTTAAGATAAATTTCATATCATGACCGCCATTATCTTTAGGTGTTAATATGATTTCGATTTTTTTTTTGCATTTTTCTCCTCCATGGTATAATTACCTTAGGTATAATTTGCCTACGCCCGTTTAGCTTGCCGGTTAGCGGGCGTTTTCTTTTTCATATACATCGGCGCACACCCAAACAAGTCCGCCTGTAATGATTTGCAATAAGAATTGAACAAACCCAATTCTATCGATTTCTAGGCTTCCCATGGATCCAATAATCCATATGAAAGCCGCCCATTTTAAAGCAGTAATCATAACTTCAAATCCCCTCCTACCATAACCAGTAAATCACTGGTTATTTTTCTTATAGTATTTTTAAGTTTTTCGTTTTCTTTAAGTAAGCTATCACGTTCCCTTTCTAACTTCTTGTATTGTAGTGGACTGTATTCATCTACAATCCCTACGAGCGCATTAACTTCTTTTTTGTTAAAGCGGACGCCAGGAAGTCCTTTTACTTCACGTAGGATGCCACGTTCCCTAAGATTGTTGACGCTGCTTTCACTGCATTGAAGCAGTTCTGCAACATCCTTTATTGTGTAGACTATGGGTTCCATTAATCTTTATCTTCATAAATAACTCTGGTATGAGAGCTTATTAAAGGATGCCGTGCGTCACGTTCACTAATAAACGCTCCATTATCACGAATAGTTACTTCACGATAATTTCCATCTCTAGTCGCTTTATTCTTTAAAAGTGCAGTAATCACTTTAATGGGCCCTCGTAGTTGGTCTTCAAAAGTCTGTTCAAAACTTGCGGATTCTATTGATTGTTTAGAATCCGGATATTTTTGATCTAGTACTTCATATTGTCTGATTAAATCCGGAAGTATCTGCGTTGGTGTAGAGCCATCTGTCATCAAAGTTAATATGTATTTTTTAAGTTCTGTTTTAATTTCGTGCATGATTTTCTCCTTTTAAAAATTATGGGTTCCATACTGGAATTCTTGATTCAATTTTTGCCATTCTATCTGCTTCACGACATTTTTTAATTTTGTCGTGGATAGACTTTCTAAATAATCTGCTTGTATGTCGTTTAGCAAAGTATTCTCTAATAAGTTTCCGCCAGTATTCAGCATACTTAGCGTTGCGACCTGCCCAACCAAATGCAGTTGATGTGTTTCCATAAACCTTATTGGCTATAGATAAATCTTGTTTGTTTTGTACTAGCATGTTTCATCTCCTTTGCATTACTTTTTAAATATTATTGATGTGATTTTAAATCACTATACTTTTTAAAAAAAATAGACTTAACCTCAAGGTTTGATAAATGTAAGATTTCTGTTAATTTTGCAATTTCAGATGCCGTAAATTCGGTTACCCCATTGATTTTATTGTATAGTGTGTATCTTGTAATATTAAGCTGATTTGCTATCCACGAGATACGAAATCCTTTTTCAATAATCACGTCTTTTAAACTCTTCATCTATTCACCCCCTTTTATAACGTGATTTTTAATCACACCTATAATATACCCTAAGGGTGATTATGTGTCAACAATAAATTGCAAAAATGTTGATTTTTTTTCACATATATAATATATTTACTTTGTAAGGGGCATTAAAAAGAAAGGTAAAACCTATGAAACTATATGCCAATATCAAAGCTTTACGAGAAAAATTAGAACTATCACAAGAAGAATTAGCTCGTCAAGTAGGATATAAAGATAGAACAAGCATTGCTAAAATTGAAGCTGGGAAAATTGATATACCACAATCTAAAATTTATGCATTTGCAAAAGCCTTGCATGTTTCTCCAGAAGAGTTAATGGGCTTAAATAATGATTCATATTATATAGATCCTGAAGTAGCGGAATACGCCAATAAATTAAAGGATAATCCAGACATGCGATTGTTGTTTGATGCAGCTGAAGACATGTCAAAAGATGATATTGATTTTGTTGTTAATTTAATTGAGGGATTGAAGAAACGCGAGGGAAAGTAGAATGAAGAAGTTATTAATATTAATCTATATATTATTTATTCCTTTGTCATGTAACGCAATTTCTTTAAATGAATTACGTAACAATCCAAATCAGTATACATTAGTGTATTCAGACCAAATGCATGAAGCGTATGTTGATAATTCAACGATTGTTGTATCAAGATATAATCCGCCATATTATGCTATTAACGCTACTGTATATTCTATATGGTACGATGAAAATAATATTGTAGAAGCGAATCAGACTTCTTTTTTTAATTACGATAGAAGTTTAAAAATATTAGCACTTAAATTTGAAGAAGTTAATGATTTAGCAAAGGAATTTACAAATGATAATGGGGTAAGGTTTAAAATAAATACTTTAATTCGGTATGATTTAAATGGAAATAAGATTTCCTCTATAGATTCTTTCAAATTTGGGAAATCACCTTCTGGTAAAGCTCCTGTATATTCTCCGAGTTACGAAGTAGCAATGTATATATTTCATAAATCATATAATATGTATTTTAACGAACCTTTATCTAATTAATTCTATCAGGGGAGAGTGTTGTTATGTCTATTAACTTGATCTATACGCAATTAAAGAAAACACAAACAGCAGTAGTACGTCTTAATGAAGATGGCAGTCATTCAATACTGGTTAATTTAAATAAGCCATTAGATGCTCAACGAGTTAGTGTACTACACGAATTAGGACATATTAAACACGATGACTTTCATTCTAAGGAACATATCAATTTAATAGAACGGATCGCTCATGATAGAGAATTAGATGAAGATATAGATGAGGAATTCTTTTATCACGTGGTTAATAGCAAGGACGTGTAACTATGCAATGCAATATGACGGTTCGCAAAAAAGATGGCAATTACCAAATAATTGTCAGCTATAAAGACGGTATAAAATGGAGGCAAAAATCCAAACAGGGTTTTGCTACTCAAAGAGAAGCAAAGCTCTATGGACAAAAAATTATTGATGAACTAAAAAAGACTATCATCAGCCCACTTGATGATAGTCTAAAAGATATAACGCTTATTCAGTTTTATCAGGTTTACATTCGGGAAAAGATTAATATATCCGCCAATTCAGTACTGATCTACAATAATATCATGGAGAAATATTGTGAGCCCTTACATGACAGAAGAATGCGTGATATTACCCATTCCGATATTTTTACATTGATTTCTAATTTGTCAAAATCAGCGGCAAGTAAAAATTTGTGTATTGTATTACTACGTGCCATTTTTAATTATGCTATCAATCCATATCGGTTAATTCGCGATAATCCATGTGCCGCCATTAAAAGATATCGTAAACAAAGTACACGATCAATCACAACAATTCCAATAGAAGATATGGACATGCTTTTACATAATATTGAACATAGTCACCCAACGTATTATTTGTTATGCAATATAGCAAGATATACAGGCGCTAGGTATGGTGAGATTATAGCATTACAATGGTCTGATATAGACTTTGACAATAATACTATATCGATTTCTAAGCAATGGGCACAATGTGAACGTAATAAATATAGCTTTAAATTACCAAAAAGTAAAAATAGTATTCGTATAATTCCTATTCCGCCTATACTTTCTAATTTATTAAAACAGCATCAATGTAACGGATCGGATAGATTATTTCCATTTCGCACTAGTCGAAGCAGTCAATTAAATGAACTGATTCAACGGTTCCTTCCCGGAAAATCAATCCATATGTTTAGACATACATACGCTACTACATTATTAGGCAATAATGTAGACATACAGACTGTTGCCAGTTTACTTGGAGATAATATAAATACAGTTATTAAAACATATATCCATTTTTCAGATGAAATGAGAAAAAATGCTGCGGATAACGTGGCAAATATTTTTGGTTAATTATTTTTGACGATTATATGACGAAAATCTATAGAGCCCTATTTATCAATGTATTCTATAGCTTTATTTTATAATATATGTATTATACCATTAAAAGAGACTAAATATAATAGAAATAATGGCACCCACTAAAATAACAACAGATGCGACAGTGAGAATGATACTGCCAAAGAATACAAC